AGGGAAGATAAGATAAAAATATTGCAAGAAAAACTTATACCTTTGGCAAAAGAAATACCTCAAAATAATGAATATTCACAATGTTATCTCCAGTTAGAACAAATATGCAAAACAACGACAGAATTCAAGAGATTCTAAACACTCTTAATAAACGAAAAGAAGAAAATAAATTAAATTACTACCAACCCTATAAGTTTCAAAAGAGTTTTCATCAGGCAGGATCAGAATCCAACCAAAGATTGCTCATGGCAGCAAACAGGGTAGGTAAATCCTATGTGGGTGCGATGGAAATGGCAGCACACCTAACAGGATTGTACCCTAAATGGTGGACTGGTAAGAGATATAATCAACCCATCAAAGCATGGGTGTGTGGTGCGAGTAATGAAACCACTAGAGATATCTGCCAAAAGGAGCTATTTGGGCAACCTGATAACCCAAGAGATAAAGGGAAGGGTTCAATCCCTAAACACCTTATTGGTGAAACTACTAGAAAACCAGGAGTTCCCAATGCCCATTCTTCTGTTATGGTCAAACATAAAAGTGGTGGGTGGTCTAGGGTTGCCTTTAAGGCCTATGAAATGGGTGCTGAAAAATTTATGGGGGAGAGTTTAGACCTTATTTGGCTCGATGAAGAACCACCTCAAGATATCTATTCCCAGTGTATTACTAGGACATTAGACAGGCGAGGACAGGTTTATTTGACCTTTACCCCTGAGTCAGGTATGACTGAGGTAGTACAGAATTTTACCAGCAATCTAAGGCCAGGACAGGCATTGATAACTGCTGGGTGGGGAGATGCAGAGCATTTGACTGAGGATATGAAAGAACAGATTTTATCTGCTCTACCACCACACGAAAGAGAATTAAGATCAAAAGGTGTACCGATGATTGGTTCAGGATTGGTATTTCCTATTGATGAAGATACATTGACCTGTGATCCGTTTACCATACCAACTCATTTCCCAAGAATCGCAGGTCTTGATTTCGGCTACGACCACCCTACTGCTGTAGTTTGGGTAGCATGGGATAGAGACGAAGATATTGTCTATGTGTATGATTGCTACAGTATGTCCAAACAGACACCTGATTATCATGCAAGTCATATCAACGAAAGAGAGGGATCTCACTTTATCCCAGTAGCATGGCCACATGATGGATATCAGCACGATAAAGGAAGTGGTATTACTCTAGCCGAGCAATATCGTACAGCTCATGTCAATATGTTGCCATTTCACTTTGAGAATCCACCAGCATTAGGTGAGAAAAAGGGTGGCAATAGTGTTGAAGCAGGGTTGATGGAAATGCTTACTCGTATGGAGCAGGGCAAATTTAAAGTATTCAATACCTTATATGATTGGTTTCAAGAATATAGGTTATATCATCGTAAAGATGGAAAATTAGTAAAAATTAAAGATGACCTCATGTCTGCAACACGATATGCAGTTATGAGTCTAAGACACAGCACAACAGAGACATCAAAGTGGAATAGAAAAGGTACTCTAGGCCCTGATGTCGCAATAGTTTAGGAGATAAATATGGACTTAAGAAAAAAAACCAATCCTTTTGTTGAAAATGCAAAAGCATCAGAAACATCAACACTTAGGAGAAAATCTCTTAGGGGTATGCAGCAAATGGAATCAGGCAAAACAGCAGCACAAAGATTTAAAGAAAGATATAAAACAAAAAAAAGACCGAAAATTAGACCAGGCGATATTGGTTCAGGGATAGCTGGTTCTTATAATAGATAATGGCAGAACTTATAACATCTCCTACATTATTGGCTCATAAAGTCAAAGAGTTAGAAGAAAAAATGGAATATGCTCTGATTATGATTGAGCAAATGGAAAAAGATTCACAAACACCAAAGGCAAAGAATGGCAAAAAAACCAAAAAAAATGACTGAAGATGAATTAGCATCGAAACTATCACAAGAGATTGAACAAGCTACAGGACACATGAATAGTGAACTCTCAGGACAAAGAGAGGACAACATGAAGTATTATCTTGGCGAGAAGTTTGGTAATGAGATTGATGGTAGATCAGAAATCGTAACAACTGATGTCAGAGATACAGTTGAGTATATTATGCCATCTTTGATGCGAATATTTACCACCCATCAAAATGTCGCTGAATTTGAGCCACAAGGCCCTGAAGATGTCGAAATGGCTAAACAAGCTACCGACTATGTAAACTATGTCTTTAACAGGCAAAATAATGGCTTTAAAGTCCTATATGATGTCTTTAAAGATGCACTTATAAGCAAAACAGGTATTGTTAAGCATTATTGGGAAGAAAAGACTGAAGTATCTACCGAACATTATGAAAACCTTACAGAGATTGAATATCAAGCAGTATTAGCAAACGATGAATTAGAAGTATTACAACATACAGAAAAAATGGTGCAAGAAGCACAACTTGATGAAAATGGTATGATGATTAGTCCTGAGATTATTAGCCATGATCTTAAAGCTAAAAGGACTAAAACTGGTGGGCAGGTAAGAGTAGTTTCTGTACCACCTGAAGAATTTTTGATATCAAGAAGGGCAGTTGATATTGAATCAGCACAGTTTATCTGCCATAGGGTAAAAAAATCAGTAAGTGATTTAATTTTAGAGGGTTACGATCCTAAAGTAGTAGAAAATATGCCTAGCTACTCTCAATCACAAGCTGAATACAATGAAGAAAGATTAGCAAGATTTAGTTACGATGATGATGCGATACCACCTGATGAGGGTTCAGGAGCAAACAGAAAAATATGGTTAGATGAATGTTATACTCATATTGATTTCGATGGCGATGGTATTGCAGAACTTAGAAAGATTACTAAAGGTGGTAATGAAATATTAGAAAATATTGAGATTGATTATATTCCTTTCTCAACGATATGTCCTTTACCAATACCTCATAAGTTTTACGGAATGTCAGTTGCTGATACAGTCAAAGACATACAGCTTATTAAATCTACGATTGTTAGAAATATCCTAGACAATATGTATTTAACTAATAATGCAAGATATGCAGTATTAGCAGGGCAGGTAGAATTAGATGATTTATTAACTAGCAGACCAGGTGGTATTGTTAGAATGAGAGCACCAGGTGCTGTAACACCTTTACCAACACCACAAATATCTCCTGATGCTTTTAACATGGTTCGATATCTTGACCAAGTAAGAGAAGAAAGGTCAGGGGTATCTAAGATGACACAAGGACTTAATCCTGATGTATTAACATCTCATGTAACTAGTGGTGCAATCTCAGCAGCAACAGAGTCTGCTATGCAAAGAACTGAGCTAATTGCTCGTATATTTGCTGAAACTGGTATTAAAGATGTCTTTAGATGTATCTATCAGCTAATTCAAAGGTACGAAGATAGAGAGAAAATGGTGTTTTTGAACAACAGATTTGTACCGATTGATCCTAGCAAATGGAAAGATAAATTAAATTGTACTGTCAATGTTGGTGTAGGTAGTGGCTCACAACAAAGTAAAATGCAAACTATGAGTAGCATTATGAATATTATGCAAGGATTGGTACAAAATGGTGGCATGGGTTCACTTGTTACACCACAAAACATTTACAATGCAGTAAGTGAGTTTATGGCACAATCAGGATATAAAAATTCAGATATGTTTGTATCTAATCCACAAATGATGCCACCACCTCAACCACCACAACCATCTATTGAAGAAAAAGTACAACAACAAAAAGCACAAGTTGAATTACAAAAATTACAACTACAAGCTAAAGAATTAGAAATAGAAACACAAATTAAAGCACAAGAGTTGAAACTTAAACAAGAAGAATCAGCAATCAATCTTGCACTTAAAAATAAAGATTTAGAAATTAAAAAATCGCAACTTGAACTTAACGAGCAAGAACTTGCTCTTGAAGCTGTGCAAAACAGACCAGTTGGTATAGGGCCTACTTAATGGCATATCCTAAATATAAACCTGAATACAAAAAAGAAAGCAGGTCTAAACTTATTTCTAAAAAAATTAAAATATTAAGAAAAGAAGGGAAACCACAAAAACAAGCAGTAGCTATTGCACTTGATATGTACCCTAAAAGAAAAAGGTTGCCACTAGCATGAACGAACAAGACATTAAAACAGAAATAGAATTACTCAAAAAAGATATTGATCTTATCAAGAACAATCA